AGGACAAAGCGATGGCATTTCAAGTATCACCAGGCGTTCAGGTCAATGAGATCGACGCTACGAATGTAGTCCCAGCAGTATCAACCAGCATTGGTGGATTTGCAGGCTCGTTCAACTGGGGTCCGGTAGAGGAAGTAATTACAGTCGGTTCTGAAAATGAACTAGCTGAAATCTTCGGTTCACCAGACAACAATACAGCAAAATACTTTTTAGTAGCAGCGTCATTCTTAAAGTATGGAAACGCACTAAAGGTAGTTCGAGTCAAATCTGGTCACGACAACGCGACTTCAGATGGAACAGGACAGCTGATAAAGAATGAAGATGATTATGAGAACGCTGGAGCTCTAACTGTTGGAAATTGGGTAGCAAAATATCCAGGAGTATTAGGTAATAGCATTAAAGTATCAATGATTACAGGTGGTATTTCATCCTTTTCAGGATGGACATACTCTAGTAGTTTTGATGGAGCACCAAAAACATCACAGTATGCATTGGATTTAGGAAAAGATGAGGATACTCATTTAGATGAATTGCATATTGCTGTTGTTGATGAGCTCGGAGCTATATCTGGCACGCCAGGAACAGTATTAGAAACATTCGCATTTGTATCGCAAGGTTCAGATGCTAAGAATAGTGACGGTACATCAAACTTTTATAAGGATGTGATTAATTCACAATCTCAATATATTTGGTGGGCAGGTCATGACACAAGTTTATCTGATGCTGGAGAAACTATTGCAGCCAATACAACATTTACGACTAACACAGCAGCAATTGAGGGTTCACTTTCAGGTGGATCAGACGACAACGCACCAACAACAGGTGAAGTTGCATTTGCATATGATCTTTTAGAAGATGCAGACACAGTAGATGTAAATCTATTATTTGCTACTCCAGACGCCAATGGCGCGGAGACAATAGCAGAAGATTTAATTTCTATCGTTAATGCAAGAAAAGATTGTATGGCTTTTGTATCACCACCAATTGAAGATACAGTAGGTAGTTCAACACCAGCAACAGATGTGAAAGCATTTGCTGATGGTTTATCATCTACATCTTACGCTTCAGTTGATTCTACAGCACTATATGTATACGACAAATATAACGATGTATACAGATGGATTGGTGCTGCAGGACATCACGCAGGATTATGTGCTAACACAGACAATGTGGCAGATGCATGGTTCTCACCAGCTGGTGTCAATAGAGGTCAGTTGTTAGGAGTAACAAAACTTGCATTTAATCCTAAGAAAGCAGACAGAGACACTTTATATAAAGCTCGAGTCAACCCAATAGTATCACTACCTGGACAAGGTACATTATTATTTGGTGATAAAACTTTATTAAGTAGACCTTCAGCATTCGATAGAATAAATGTACGAAGACTTTTCATAGCTCTGGAGAAAGCAATTTCAACAGCAGCTAAAGCACAATTATTCGAATTCAATGATGAATTCACAAGAGCACAGTTTAGAAATCTAGTCGAACCATTCCTAAGGGATGTAAAAGGCAGAAGAGGACTTACTGATTTCTTAGTAATTTGCGATAACACTAATAACACTTCAGCAGTAATTGATGGAAATAGATTTGTGGCAGACATCTTTGTCAAACCAAATAGATCTATTAACTTTATTACTCTGAATTTTGTAGCAACGAGATCAGGGGTTGAATTCTCTGAAATCTCTGGTTCATAGGAGGATTAAGACATGGCAATTTTAGGAGTAGATGATTTTAAATCTAAACTAGTAGGCGGTGGAGCAAGATCCAACCTGTTCAAGGTCACTATGAACTATCCAGGTTATGCACAGGGCGATGTTGAATTGACATCATTTATGTGTAAGACAGCTCAAATGCCTGCATCAATTATTGCACCTATCCCTGTTTTATTCAGAGGTAGAACATTGCAAATAGCTGGTGACAGAACATTTGATCCATGGACAATCACTGTCATTAATGACACTGGTATGGAAGTTCGTAACGCTATGGAACGATGGATGAATGGTATTAACAATAATAACGCAAACACAGGATTATCCAATCCTACTGACTATCAAGCTGATGCAATTGTTGAACAATTGAATAAAGCTGGAGAGGTTACAAAGAGATACGACTTTAGAGGTCTATTTCCAACTAACGTTTCTGAGATAGAAGTAAGTTATGATACTGAAAATACTATTGAAGAGTTTACAGTGGAATTCCAAGTACAATACTGGGAATCAGACACCACTTCGTAGGTATAAATAATATTGGACGAGGGGATTTAATTATCCCCTCCGATAATATGAGGTAAATTATGGCAGAATTTTTTGGATTTGAAATCAACAGAAAGGGTAAAAGCAAGGAGCCTGTAAGGCCTTCTTTTGTACCTCGTACTGATGGCGACGATGGCGCTGGCGTTATACAAGCTGGTGGTCATTTTGGTGCCTATATTGATATGGATGGCGATAAAGCCAAAACTGATGTTGATCAAATATTAAAATACAGAGACATAGCTTCACAGCCGGAATGCGATGCTGCAATTGAAGATATTGTCAATGAAGCAATAGTGGGTGACCATAATGAGGCACCTGTTAATATTATATTAGATGAATTAGAAATATCAGATAAGATTAAGGAAACAGTCAAACACGAATTTGATACAGTACTTTCCTTATTAGGTTTTAATTCATATTCACATGATATATTTAGAAAATGGTATATTGATGGTAGATTACCATATCATATCATTATTAATAACGAAAGCCCTAAACAAGGGATTAAAGAATTAAGGTATATTGACCCAGCAAAAATAAGAAAGATCAAAGAGGTTGAAGAAGTAACTGATCCAAAGACTGGGGCAAAAATTATTAAAAATGTAGATGAATACTTTTTATACCAAGATAAGGCAATGAATTCAGCCAATCAAGGTATTAAGATTTATCCTGATTCCATTGCATACTGTACTTCAGGTATGATGGATCCTGGTCGTAAGAGAATCTTATCATATTTACATAAGGCTCTTAAACCAGTTAACCAATTAAGAATGATGGAAGACTCTTTAGTGATATATCGTATATCAAGAGCTCCAGAACGAAGAATATTTTATATTGATGTTGGTAACTTACCAAAGGGTAAGGCGGAAGAATACCTAAGAGGTATTATGAATCAATATAGAAACAAACTTGTCTATGATGCTAAGACTGGCGATATTAAAGATGATCGTAAGCACATGTCAATGTTGGAAGACTTTTTCTTACCTAGACGAGAGGGTGGAAGAGGTACAGAAATCACAACACTACCAGGTGGTGAAAACCTAGGTCAGATTGATGATATTATATACTTCCAAAAGAAACTCTATAAGAGTTTAAATGTACCAGTCAACAGATTAGAACAAGAGTCGCAATATAGTCTTGGTAGAACAACTGAGATTACAAGAGACGAAGTTAAGTTTAAGAAGTTTATTGATAGGTTGAGAAATAGATTCTCTGACTTATTCATGCAACTATTAAAGACCCAACTCTTACTGAAAGGTATTATTACCAAAGAGGATTGGAAAACTTGGAAAGAAAGTATTGCCTTCGATTATATTGAAGATAACTATTTCTCTGAGTTAAAACAATCAGAAATGATACGTGAAAGGTTTGATATGCTAGGTTCATTAGATGAGCATATTGGCAGGTTTATATCAAACGAGTGGGTAAGAAAGAATGTTCTTCGCTTTAATGACGAAGAAATTGAAGAGATCCAAAAACAAATCGACAATGAGAATAAGTCTGGTGAGAATGATATGCCAGATCCAGATGATCCAAGGTTTGATTAGGATATAAAATATTATAAATATATAAACAGGAACTAAAAAATGACAGTAGAAAATTTGATTAAAACCTTGAATGATGGCGATAATGTAAACGCCAACAAAGAATTTGAAACAGTAATGGCTGACAAAATGACAGCTGCTTTAGATGCAAAGAAGGTAGAAATTGCATCAACATTGGTTCAGCGAAAGGCTGAAGAACCAGAAGAAGAATAATATATGCATTCATTTGTAGAACTAAGAGAAAAGCTCAAACTTGCGAGCGGCGAAAAGAAGGTTAAATCCTTTAAAGCTGGTAAGCGTAAGGATAAAGAGATTGTACTAGCCAAAAAGGGTAGTAAATTTTCTGTCTATGTAGACGGAGAATTATTAGACAATAGCTTTAAGAATGAGAAAGAAGCTCAAAAAGCTGCAGATGATATGCTCAAACTACTAGGTATCTAAATGAAATTAATAACCGAATACGTAGAAAACAATTTGGAAACGATTTGCGAAGCCAAAAAAGATGGAACTAAGAACTATTTCATCGAAGGCGTATTTATGCAATCGGAAAAAAAGAACAGAAACGGTAGAATATACGCAAAGAAAACTATGGAGAAAGCCATAGAAAAGTATGTTACCGAACAAGTTAAAACAGGAAGAGCTGTTGGAGAGTTAAATCATCCAGAAGGACCAACAGTAAACCTGGATAAAGTTTCGCACAAGATCACAGACTTGCATTGGCAAGGAAATGATGTTGTGGGTAAGGCATCAATCTTAAAAACTCCTATGGGTCAGATCGTCGAGGGTCTACTTGAAGGTGGTGTTAAGCTTGGTGTATCAAGTCGTGGTATGGGAAGTCTTGTACAAAAGAACGGCGCTCAATATGTGGGAGATGACTTTATGTTATCAACTGTAGATATTGTTCAGGACCCTTCAGCTCCAAGTGCATTTGTAAATGGAGTTATGGAAGGTGTTGAATGGGTATGGGATAATGGGCTAATTCGACAACAAGATATTGAAATAATTGAGACTGAAATTAAGAGTGCTCCTCGCAAGGATTTGCAGGATGTAGAAATACGAGCTTTTAAAAATTTCCTCTCTAAGTTAAATCTAAAATCATAGGAGAATACTATGTCAGACATACAAAATGCTGAAGTAGTTGAAACTGTTGAAGAAGAGCTAGTCGCAGAAGAAACATCTGAAGAGCTCGTTGAAAATGAAACAATTTTAGACGAGGGAACAGAAGAAACTCTAGACGAAGCATCTAAGAAAAACGAAGGCGAACACGAAGAGGAAGAGGAAGAAAAAGAGGAAGAGGTCAAAGAGGCCGCTCCTGTTACTCCTACTCCAAAAACGAAAGCTGGAGTTATTCAAGCAGCAGTCGAAATGCTTAAGAAAGCGAAAAAAGAAGACGCACAAAAAATGTTTGCTAAGTTAGTAACTATTGATGGCGAAGAAGATTCTATTAAATCAGCCGATGACGCATCAAAAGCAGTCAAAGGTAAAATGCCTGAACCTAAAGCGAAAGCTAAGGTTGAGTCAATTGATTTTGAAGAAGATATCGACGCAATCATCAAAGAAGAAGCTACACTTTCAGACGGATTCCGTGGAAAGGCATCTGCCATTTTCGAAGCAGTACTTACTAGTAAGTTAAGTGAAGAAATTGATAGATTGGAAGCAGAATATGCGCAAAATCTCGAAGAAGAAGTATCAGAAGTTCAATCTTCATTAGTAGAAAAAGTAGATTCATACTTAAACTACGTTGTTGAAGGATGGATGAAAGATAATGAAGTTGCAGTACAAAATGGTCTAAGGACTGAAATTGCTGAAGACTTTATGACTTCTTTACAATCAGTGTTTAAAGAACACTACATCGAAGTGCCAGAAGGTAAAGTAGACTTGGTTGATGAACTCAACGAATCAGTCACTGAGCTTGAAGAAACTTTAAACAAAACCACAGAAGATAATATCAGACTACACACTGCAGTTCAAGAATTTGAAAAGCAAGAAATTGTCAGAGAACAATCTTTAGGGCTTGCTACAACTGAAGCTGAAAAATTAGCTTCTTTAGTAGAAGATATTGAATTCGATAACAAAGAAACTTTTGAAATGAAAGTAAAAACTGTTAAAGAATCATACTTCAAATCTGAAGAAACTGAAGAAACAGTGGACGAAGTTGATAGTTTATTAGGCGAGGAATCTGTTTCAGAAGAAACCGTAACTGAGTCTATGGCTAAATACACACAAGCTATAACTAACTTTAAAAAGTAAAATAGGGGAAAACAGAAATGTTTAACGCAGACGCAAAACTTATGGAAAAATGGGGTCCTGTTCTCGATCACGAAGCAGCTCCAGAAATCCAAGACAGATACAAGAAAGCTGTTACAGCTCGCTTGTTAGAAAACCAGGAAATTGCCCTACAAGAAGAAAGAGCACAAGCACAAGGAAATTTTATTTCTGAAGCTGCTGCACCAAATAACATTGGTGGTGGTAATATTGGAACTTTTGATCCAGTATTAATCTCTTTAGTTCGTAGAGCAATGCCTAACTTAATCGCATATGATATCGCTGGTGTACAACCAATGAGTGGTCCTACAGGACTTATCTTTGCAATGAAAGCTAAGTACAGCACACAAGGTGGTACTGAAGCATTATTTAACGAAGCTGATAC